TGCTCACGGCCTGGATCTTCGCGTTGCGAACCGCCGTCTCCAGCTTGGTGCTGTACTGCTGCTGGATGCTCGCGTCACCGATCAGCGCCGACTGCACCAGCACATTCTCGCGGAATACCTGGGCCTGAGCCTCAAAGTTGTCGGGGTCGGTCGTCGCGGCCTGCTCGAGCAGCCGCACGCCAGCGTCGAATGTCGCGTCGAACTTGGCGATCCGCACGGCTTTGGCACGCTTGAGATCGTTCTCATACGCAGCCTTCAGCACCGTGTTGCCGTAGGTGGCCATGCTGGCGCGGAACTTGTACGCGGCATCGGGGTCGATCTGCGCCAGCGACTTGCCCAGGCCATCGCTCATGGTGGCGATCTTCTGTGACACGGTTTCAGCATTGACCCCAGAGGTTGGATCCTCCATCTTGGCCAGCAGCTTGACGAGCTCGCCCTTGCCCTCGGCCTCAAAGTGGGTGGCCAACTCCAGGCTGCGGGCCTTGCGGACAGCAGCATCAAAGATGTTCATGTTGGAGCCGAGCTCCAGCGGGCCAATATTCCCGCCTTTTGCCGCCTCAATCTGAGCTGGCGTGATCGGGTTCTGCGCGGCGAACTCCAGGCCGGCCTGCTCCTGCAGCTTTGCAGCCTGGCCAAAAGCGCTCTGGCTCATGCGGTCTAGCAGCTGCGACAGGGTGCCTGCATCCTGCGCCATCTGGCGGCTGGCGATTGGATCAATCTGCGGGACGCGGATCTCTGGGAGCACAGCATTCCGCACCTGGGTGAAGCCAACGCGACCTGATTCAAGGAGGGGTAGTGTTGCCATTTTCAGCCCTTGTAAGTCTTGGCGAATTCTGTCATGCCTTTGACCAGTGTCGCATCAGCAAGCAGCCCGCTAGTGCGGCGGGCAGACTCCCCAGCCACCTGGTATTGCAGAGCCTGCGCTTTAGCCCCGTACCGCGTGAGCTCGGCCTGAACCTGCGAATTCAACAGCATCGCGCTCGCATCCTCAAAGCCCATAACCCTAGCCACCAGCGCATTGAAGTCACTGATGCCGACATCTCGCATGGTCGCCCGAATGTTGTAATCCTGCACGCCAGCTGCCGAGCCCTCAAAATAGGCCACGCCGTTGGCTGCTGCACGCGCTCTGGCCGTGGCGTTAGTGCGCTCCAGGTTGCGGAGCAGGGCATTGCCAGCCATCTTGTAATTGAGCGACTCAAGCTCTGCACGCTGCAGCGTCCGACCAGCTTGGATCGCGGCATAGCGCTCCTCCTGGTCAGCCCGCACATTGGCGATGGCCAATGTGTTGATGGCATTTAGCTGATATGCGGTCTGCTGCTGGATGCCAGCCGCCTGCTGGGCGTAACGCTGGCCGACACTCGAGATCAACCCGGTGACGGCCATCAGGTTGCCCTGCTGTTGTGTTGTAAGGTTTAAGTCCATCAGGTTCCTCCGCTCACCGCGACCTTGTACTCGAGGCCCAGCAGGGTCATCTTCAGCGGCAGCGTCTGGCTGATCTCAATCGCTGCCTCGCGGTTGTAGCCGCGCACCCCGTTGACCCGCTTGATCCCTGTATAGGTTGGCTCTGGGTCGTCTAGCAACGGGTTGTCAAAGGTGCGGAATGGCACTGGGTTATTGTTCAGCTGCAAATGCTGCGTTTCATCGACGATGGCATTGATCTCAACGATCCGCTTTTTGAACCCCATGCGGGTGCCCGTCTGTAGCTTGACCTCGACCGGCATGGTCTTGGCGTAGACCGTGAATGGCAGGCCAACCTCGTAGCTGGTGGTGCTCTCGCGGTCGAAGGTGACAGCACCGCCAGCGCTCACCGTCTCGTTGGACTGCGGAACCCCATCGGTGATGACATTGAGCGCCTTGCCGATATGTGGCAGGCCAGAGCCAACACCACCTGCAGAGCCTCCAACGAAGGCGCAGTCGGTGTAATAGTCATACCCAAAGAGCTCGACAAAGTACCGGGTCGTGCCGTTGAACACCCGCTTGGTCACAGCATAGATGTCTGTCACATCCACATTGCAGTCGAGGAATTCTCCGTCAGTGGTGAATTCGCTCGGCGCGGTGATCTGCTGCGATCGCATAACGCTGAAGACAGCCAGAGTGCCATCCTGCGAGTTGACCGACAGCAGCAGATCTCCCTCGTCGGTGCTGGTGGCGCGGCGCAGAGCCAGCCGGGTTGGTGTCTTTAACAGGTGGCCAGCCAGCAGCGAGATGCGCTGGGTCACATAGGTCGCCTGCGTGTCCGAATAGAGGAATTCGTTGAGAGCCTTGCCCTGGCGCTGGACATAGACCGAGCCAGACTCAATCGGCTGCACCCGTGTGCCGGGCTTTGTGCCGTTACGGCTCACGGCCTTGAATGCCAGGGTTGTCGGGGTGATCGGCTCAGTTCCTGTCTGCGGGACATAGAACTCGCCGCCAGTAGTGAACACCTGCAGGTCTCGGCCAGAGATCATGTCCACGATCACATTCAGCTGGTTGGTTTCCAGCGTGGCCTCGATCGCATCATCGTCCAGCGACTCAGTTGGCTGGAAGTCAAAGAATAGGCCGATCTTGGAGCCCCAGATTGTGGCCGGTCTGGACTTGCTGCCGCCAAAGTATAGGCGACCCTCGTGGAAGGTGACGGTGCGAGGCCAGCCCTTTGTGCTCGACCACACAGCCTCGTATCCGCTCTCAAGCTCCCAGCTGCCCTGCGGGATATTGCTGGTGTTAAAAAATGGATACTCGACCACGGCTCGCACAGTGGTTCCGCTATCAAACGCGATGATCTTGGCACGCCCTTGCGGGACGGCGTTGATGTACTGGCCAACATGACTAGATGTGAAGAAGCTGTTTTGGGATGTCAGCGTAACATTCCCAGACACAGCGCTTGGAGTCAGGTGGCCTACAGACGGCGTGGTAACCGTCACCGTGAAAGCATAGTTTGGGATGCTGTCGAAGGTTATCGTCGTTGCTGTCCAGCTTGAGTCTGATGCGCCGCGCACGATCTTGATCGGCTGCAGGTCTGGATGCACCACAATCAGCGTGTCGGCGCTCTGTGTCCAGCAGATGCTGGAGAGCATGGCACCAGTGATGCTGGAGACGGTCAGGTAGTTGTTGCCACTAGCGTTGATGTTGGTGACAACAGCTCCGTCTTTGAAGACATACATCCGACCAGCGACGAAACACAGCATATAGCTGTCGTCGACCGAGAACTCAAACGGGATCAGCCGCACGCCATTGGCCGCGCTGGGGGTCGATGAGTTGGGGAGCTCGAGCAGGTGCTTGAGTCCTGGTCGGCGGCGCATCCCGCCTTGCGGCTGGATCACGACATTGGTTGCCTTGGCCAGCGCGTTCTCGTACTGCTGCAGATCAACACGCGCACGCAGCAGCGGGTCGAGCTCGCCGGTCGTGAAGTTGGTCTGGATGTCTACGAAGCGCGGCATCTCAACCCCTTACTGCGATCAGGCTGAAGTCTTCGATGACACGCGATGGCTGTCCTTGGCCGTCGATCTGAGTTGCAGTGCGGAAGTATCCACCGCGCCCGTTCTCGCCGATCACGCCTGTGGCCACCTGCTGCCAGTACTGTGCTCGATCGGCCTGCTCGGTGATTGGAAGAGCCAGATGCCAGGCCATCATGTACTTGAGCAGCTGGACAAAGTACTGCGGCATGGCGAACTCGCCAACGCTGTACTGATAGTCGATGTAGACAGCCGTCAGATTGGTAAGCAACTGGTCGCCCTGGATCTCCCAATCCTTCTGAACTGGCGAGCCAACAGCGCTCGAGTTGTAGACGGCGCGTGGGTTGCCAAGACGGTCGCCTGGCAGCTGATACGCATAGCGCCAAACCGAACCAGGCGCGGTCAGCAGCTGCGCCAGCTGAATCTTTTTGGTGCTGAAGCTCCACGGGTACATGACCAGGGTGGAGTCTCGAATGTCAGGGTAGAGACGGTCACAGGTGCTGGACTCGTCTGTGCCATCGTTGAACGATGTGATGGCCTTCGCACCCAACATGATGAGCGCGTCTGAACAGATTGTGATACCAGTGTCGCCTGCCGCCATAGGAACCTCTTAAAGTGAGAAGGGCCAGCCGCCGATTGCTCAGAGGCTGGCCCGGTTGCCATCAGCGATGATTAGTCGCTGTCGGTAGCGGTGACGGTCAAGCCGTCAGTCACATCAACCACCGTGCCAGTATTGGAATTCACCCAGACCACAGACATTGCGGGGGTTCCACCAGTGCTGGTGTAGCAGAAGATGACATCGCCAACCTTGAGCAGGGAGGCGATGGAGTTGAAGTAACCAGCAGTGTTCACATCGCCAATGGCATCAGTGGTGCTGTATGTGTGCATCGAGGGAGCATTGCCCGACTTAGATGCGCCGTGGGTATTGAAACCGTCAGCAGAAAAAGCCATTTTCAGACCCTCCTATTAAGCTGCAGCCGCAGTGTCGCGGGCAGTGATCTTGACGATACCCTCGCTGTCGATAGCAATCGCACCGGCAGAGAAGACGGCGTTAACCAGCCAGGAAGTCTTCTCAGCGATGTAGTTGATCTCGGTGCGAGGAGCGATACCTTCTGCATAGCCGATGGCCGACTGGTGGAAGGCGTAGAGGGTACGGTCGCTAGAACCGTCGATGGGCAGGCCACCTTCAGCGCGGTCACCCAAGACATGGAAGGTGAATCCCATGAACTGGTTGATCTCGCCCTGGACGAGAGCCTTCACCGTGTTGAAGTCCGAGCTGGTGACAGAAGTCTGCTCAAGCATCGCGGCCAAGGAGTTGGCGTGAATGATGATGTGACGGCCATCAGAGGGGACATTCTTGGTGTTGAGGATCTTCGCGGCTTCGCGGAGCTTGGCGATGTTCATGTTGGTGGTTGTGCCACCAATAGAGTTCGCCACGGTGCCGGTGCTGGTAGCAGCAGCCAGCGCGTCGAGGATCAGCTGATCTTGACGGCGACCGATAGCGGCACCAACCACTTGCACGAGCTCTTGACGCTCATCGAAGTTAACCTTGGCCTGGCTGAAGATGTCGCTGTATTCGGCAGCATTCCAGTCGGACAAAGTGCAGGTGACAGACGAGAAGCCCACATTAAGAGGGGTCACATCAGTCTGGGGGATACGGGCGGTGGCGACACCACGACCCACTTTGGGGAATTTGACAGTAGAGCCTTCGACACCACGGCGCTGACGCACAGCACCCACCAGCATGGCTTTGCCCTGGTAGGCTTGCTTAACTTCAGCGTCGAAGAGCGTCACAAAGGCGTTAGAAAGAGAAACGCTCATTGGATTACCTCATCGGTTGAGTTGAACAGGGTTTAGCGCATCGGTGAGCCAGGAAGCCTGGGCCATGCTTGCTGGTTGCGCCAGCCACTCGTCAGCGTCTCGCTGCGGTCAGGGCCGATTGCTCGGTTGGCCTTGGTTTGATTGTAGGGCAAATACAACACCGCGCAAGGGGGGGGGTTG